TCTAACGACAATCCAGCCATAGCCTGCGACCCATAAAAGCCTGTGCTTTGGGCTGATTGGAGCGCTTCTACTATACGTGACATTGTGTTGTTGGTAACCCACTCCATAGTATCTGGGCGTTGGTATGCGTGTTGTTTACCGGCTATGCTCTTGATCGGCTTGAAACCAAACGCCTCGGCAGTTGCCTTGACTAACTGTTTGTGGGTCATTACTTACCTCCGCCCTGCGCTGGCTGTGATCGCGGTGTATTAGGTTTCCAGGGCTTTAGCTGCTCTTTGGTAGGTTTGGCTTTGTCGCATTCCGGTGTGCCTGCCTCAGCGCCGGAATAATAGGGGCATTCATTGTAATACTGAAAGCCGCAAATAACATTTCCGTCTTGGTCAGTTCCGCGCTCAAAGTAGACACCCTTGCTTGTTGGTGGTGGGCATTCAGTTAGCGCCTCGTTAGCACTGGCTGGCTGTGTGTGCGTTTGAACCGGCAGAGCTAGGTTTACTATGATTACTAGCAACAGCGCTGCGGACCAGACTATAAGATTGGCTAATCTACTCATTTACTTAGCTTCTTTGTGGGCTTAACTTGATAATACTCGCCATCTTTGCCAACCGAGGTTGCCTTGTGCCATTTAAACCAGTGCCGAACAAATAACATGCCGGTTATTTCAATCAGCTTCATATCTCGTCCTCTTTATCAATGGCATAAGTTCTATGCTTATATCGGTAACTTCACCTTTGTGGTAACCAGTATTTATTCGCCGGACGATGCGCTCGCCAGACTTAATAAGTTTTAATGCCAGAGTTAACTGCTCTACAGCAAGTGCTTGTACTTCACTCATTACTCAATCTCCAATTCGTTTGTTAAACCCATTAAATAAAACTCGTCGCCGGTATGCATGTAAGCTTCAAACTGCTCACTGTTTTGTGCTGTCGCTGGGTAGTATTTGTTCTTGACCCGGAATATCATTATTACTTCAGCGTCTTTGCGCCATATTTTACCCACTAATTGTGCCATCTTAATTTTCACCTTCGACCCTGCAGACAATGCAATGCCTGTTGATGATGCAGTGCTTTTTATTTACCGCGTAGAAGCCACATTGGTATGTCATGACTTTTTAGTTTTTGCTTTAGTTGCTGGCTTGATTGCTGGTAATGCCTCATCATCTAAGAAGTTACCAATCTGTGTATCTTGAACGTTTAGAATGGTAATAGGTGGCAAGGTTTCGTGCGGCAATATCTTCTCGACATCTTTGTTTGCCTTGCGATAGATGTTTACCACCTTAATTATTCTGGCGTATTCCCGATCGGACATAGCTTCTAGGAAATCAACCACCTCTTGGTAGCTGACCAGATGCTCGGCTTGTGCCGGGCGCTTATTAAATAAACCCATTTCTTTCTCCCTCCATCTCACTTTATGGTAACTACCACTGTATATAACCCTCTACCGTTTGTCAATACGGATAGGCTTTGGCTTGTGCCTCCATCCGTTGCCGGTACTGATTGCTGTTGCCCTCAACCCACCAACTGTAGACAAACAGGCTATATAGTACCGCGAGCGCTAGTAGTAATAGCCAAAGCAGTGTTTTACGCATTTGCTTCCTTAAATGCTTTTGCAAATTTCTGTGAGCAAAGCGATCTAAATTCCATGTCGCTCTCTAGATCCGGAAATACGTCGAACTCTCTTATAAAGCGTTTGTGGTTTTTATGCATGAACGCCAACGATGGCTTGCCTCTGCCGGGGCGCGTATATAGACCTTGTATTTTAGGTACGTCTTTCCAATCAGTGTAAACGCGCTGCGGTATATTAAACTCGCCCCATAGCGCGGTTCGCTTACTCCAAGGGCTGCCATACCACCAAGGCTCATACTGGTACTTTGCTGGACCAAGGTAGTCTTTCAGCCTTCCTTTTGCCGGGTTCTCTATAACCCAGAACTTCAAACCGCCAAGCGACTTAGCCTCCTCTATTATTCGTTGACATTGTTTTACTAAGAACATTCCCTCGTCTGGGTTACGTGCCTTGCCGGTAGACCGGGCTGTGCTGAACTCGGTGCATACAGGGTTTGCTATTACGCCGTAGATCTTTTTGTCAAGACCATGAAAGTGTAGCCATGTGGCAACAGAGAAGTTCTCAACTCCGATAGCTATACCGACAGTGACAACTTCGTAATTGGGGTCTTCGCTATAAGGCTGAGTATCTGAGCCTGTGTCCGCGCACAGGTGCAAAATCACCTTTTGCGTATCATTCATTCTTCTACCTCAATGCCATGAACCTCGGCGTGTCTCTTAAGTCTTTGTATCGTACTTCTGACATTTATAATCTCGGTTTCCAGCTCCTCTATTTCTTCCTGCGCTTCAGCGGTCGGCTCTTCTGGGTCTACATCGCAGTACTCACAATCGCAGTCATGATTAAACTCGGACTCTATAGACCAGACTTTGCGCCTTAGCTTGCCCATCTGCAGTTCTAAGTCTGAGATATATTTAGGAATAGCTTTTTCAAATTTACCCATTGTTAGCGCCGCCCAGCACATTCTCTTGGTAATACTGGCGCGGAGCTTTGCAGTTTTTGAGCGCGGTAGCCATTTGTTTTTGCGATATGCCTTTACGATTGGCGTATTCCAATAGCTCTTCAAACGCTGCCTGGCTATTTTTATTAATATACTCGTGCGCTTTTCGTACCCAGTACTTCTGATATTTACCAAAACCGAACCGGACCAGCTTGTCATGTAGGTATACAGCGGTGTTGCCGGTTATCTCTTTTACCTTATCAACAAAGTGGTAACTGCCGTCTCGGACCATTTTACAGAGCTTGGCAAAGTACCGGCTAGGGTTTGCCTTTTCTTTGGCTGCCTCGATCATCCTACCCCACTCCTCCGGCTTGCCGGCTTTCTCTAACTTGATCTGAACACCCCTATAGAAAGGCAAAAAGCGCTGGTCGTCTATGAGGCTAGCTGCCTCCCCTATACGATCCAATATTGTTTTTATTCGCTGGTCATTAACCGTGTAAGACATTAACCCCTCCATTCGTCTTTTCGCTTAGTGGTATTAAATATACCCTCCACGCTTTTGATTAGCAACTCGCCCTGTTTATAAGCCTGTGCATAGTGTGTATAAGTGCCTTTTTATTAAATGCATCTATATAGTATTTAGAAATGTTTTAATTAAACATATCTATATAGTATGTAAAAGCCGATTAACTACTGGGGTGAGTACTCGCTTTACCTTGTACTTATGAAAGGCTGCGCGGTTACTAAGCTGCCCATCAATGTAGATCGGCAGGAACTCGCCGGGTTGGTATGTGTTATATTTAGTTTTTATGTTTTGTAACATGACTACATAATAGCTCTTTTTGGCTTGTTTGTCAATAGTATTATACCTATCTACCCCTGTAAGCTTGACAAGTATTTGCATAAGCGTGGTATGCTCCTATGGTCTATTAACCAAAGGACGAACAAGAGCCTTGATACCGACCTTACCTGATGGCTCACATTATGAAACGTATATTCTCAACAGTGCTAACAGTAGCCACTATACTTACCCCAGCCACTGCATTAGCACAGCCGTCCACTCCAAGCGAGCTGGACGGTATTTTTGATTTAAAGGTAACTAAGCTGGACAGTCCGACGCTTATATTACTTGAGCCAAGCGTGCCGGCGGCAAAGCCAGAGAAGCCTGTGCCTGTCGTATATACGGTTGTCGAGGGCGACAGCCTTATTAAGATTGGCACAGCCTATAACGTAGAGTGGCAGCGCCTCTGGGCAAAGAACACAAAGCTTAAGCACCCAGACGTTTTAGCCGTGGGCGACAAAATAACTATTCCGCTGCCAGATGAGAAATTAAAGCGCAAGATACCAGAGGCTGTTAGCCTGCCGGAAGTCACTCCTGGCGTGACTCGTTCACCTGCGTTCACACGATCGGCTGAACGCGCCGGAAACACTTATACCTATGGTTACTGTACCTGGCATGTAAAGAACATGCGCCCAGACTTACCAAACAACCTCGGCAATGCCGACACTTGGTATTACCGAGCCAAAGCACAAGGCTTGCCGGCTGGCACAACTCCGCGTGTTGGTGCTGCTGCCCAGACTCGTGGGAGGATGCACGTTGCATATGTTACTAAAGTGAATAAAGACGGCACTGTAACTGTAAGTGAAATGAACGTGGTCGGTTGGAACGTACAATCATACGCTACTTACCCTGCCAGCAAGTTCTGGTATATCTATTAACGTTTGTCCATGAGCTTTTTTAGCTTTTCATGTATATCTTCACGCTGCAATTCGCGGTTCATAAAGCCCTCTAGCTGTCGATCTAGCATATAGTAATGCCAGTTCTTGATACGGAATGTCCACAGTCGGATGTATTTGATTAATCCCATAAGGTGTTCTGGTTGGGGTCATAAAAAACAACATCCGGTGACCCCTCAATCCTAACATCCGCCTCAGTGACCACTCTACTGTTGCCGTGGTTTATCCAGTTCCAATAAAGCTGGGTAGCTTGTTCATCTGTTATTTCACCAGTATCAACAGAGTGCTCTAGCTTTTCAGTGTACTCATCTTGTTCGGCAAGAGTAGCATCTATTATTCTTAATGCTTCTTTAGCGTGGTCTATGCGCTCGGTCATGATTTATCCCAATACATAAGCATATTTTATCACCTGAAAAGCAAAAACCACACCTTTATGATGTGGCATTGCCGAAATGGAGTTTCTCGCAACTAGGCTGTCTTACTTGCCTAATCACTGGGGTTCATCATACCATAATGGATTGACCGCTACCATTAGACACCTTGTCTTTTTTAAACCTTATAGCACCGTAATATGCGAACGCTGCTGCCTCGGTCGGGTCGCTCTGAATGTCGTTATTCATACTAGCATAACCAAACATACCGTCGCGTCCAATATCACGCTTCTTAACAGTACGAATGGACACGTTTAGGGCTGGTTGGTTGTAGTGCGTTAGTAGTTGGCGCTCTATTCCGTCATAAAACGCTGCGTAGGCTGCGCCTGCCTCCTTCACGTTCGGAGTAAGTATTCGCTTAGACATTTTACGCTCTGACCGCACAAGCTCTTCTACAAGGAGCTGTGTGCCTGCAGCGCCATCAATTATTATCTTATTGCACTTGCGCCAACGCTCTAGTAACCATTGCGACAGCCAGCTTACCCCGGCGCTCATCGGTTTACGCTCTATTAACTCAACGTGTACCTTGCCGTCCGGCATCAGAACACCCACGGCTAATGATACGGCGCTACGGTCAGGCGCGAACTTAACTGCATATACCAGATTAGCATGTTCTGGAATTGTGACATTTGGCACACCAAGCGGTAGCCATTGGTCATCTGATATAGCACGCATATTCTCTACCCCGGCAATCCATCCAAGGCGCATCTTGTTAAAGCTGTCCACCGCCATTTGTGTGGACTCTTTTTTGACAGCAGATAGCATCAGGAAGTAACCCAGGCTTGGATTAGTTTCATACCACGCCTGTGTATCGCTTGGCTCGGTGATAGCTTCTACTGACCACTCCTGCCAACACACATTAGTGGTCTTGCCTTCTAATACCTTAGTACGCATACGAATAAATACTGTGCCGCGACCACCACCGCTTGGCGGAGTGCCGGCGCGGATCACTTGGTGGTTCTGGTTTTTACCAGCGGAGATAGTGGGCATCAGCGCCTCTTGCTGGGCATCAGTCTCTTCTTGTGCCTCGTCTAGTAGCAAAATATCGTTGGTACTACCCAGACCATTTGTGCGAGTACGCGTCCGGAACACACAACGCCCACGGTTTCTAAGCTCCACGTAGTCTAGGCTTTTAGGCTCTTTGTCGAACTCATCGGTGAGCATATCGCGTATCTCTGTCTCGGCATCATAAAAGAACCTTTGTATACGGTTTTTAATTTCAGTGACCGTGTTGTCGCTTTGGGCTGTATAAATAATAGCCTCGCCAAGAAACACCATGCCACCAATAATACGAGCAATTAGTAGCTCCGACTTTCCGTTCTGCCTGGGTACTAGCAAACCACAATCAGGGTTTGCCCAGTGACCGTCCTCGTCTAGTGCCATCCACCTATAAAGTATCGATTTCTGCCAAGGCTTCAGGTCGTAACCATAGTGCGCCAGCAACTGTATAGTTTTATCGGCTAGCCATATATCACCATTGTTATAAATATCAATGCGTGGCTTTTGGTTACCATATTTGATCGGCATTATTTGTTGCCCTTTACGGCTCGGCACTTCTTACAGGTATCGTGCCAAGTCTCAGTCATCATGTAGCAATTGTCGCATAACGTAAGGTTGTCTGGGTTTTCGTATATGCTGTGCAACATCTTAACCGCCAGAGCAATAGCGCCGTCCTCTGGGTTGTGGTGTATGCGCTCGCCGGTATCTAAAATATAAACTCCATGCTCCTGTAAACGGTTTACAGCAGTGCGAGTATAGACAGGCTCACCATTAATACTGATGTTTACAGTTATCATGACTCGACATCCTCTATGGTTACTCTTGATTTAAAGCTGGTATTACGTGCGCCCTTGCCGTTTTTAGACGGTCGTTTGCCCTTGATGTCCGGCATATCCCCCAGCAACTGCCCTAGTAGCGTCTCCTTTTTTGGACCGAGCCGTTTCTCGTAGTCAGCAATTTGCGTCATAATCTCGGTCATTTCACGCGCCAGAGCTGCCGTATCACGGCTGCCAGCGCCTTTTTCTAGCTTCTCGGCTATTTTATCGCGTGTGGCTTTTAGAACGCCCAGACGGTCGTTATTTAGCGCCAGCTGAACGATTGAGAGCGTGTCCTTGCTCTTTGGAGCATTTGTAAGTCCCGATTGGTGGATCTTGTCTATACGGTGTGGGCTTGTAATAATATCGTGCCAACGACTCAATGCAGCGTAAGCCTCGGTCGATAGTATATCCTGCCCGGTAATAGCTAGCATACGGATCATATTAGGTGAGAGCGTTTTAAAGTAGTTTAGCCAGCCATCATAGTTGTCCTGCTTGACTAGTTTGATCTTCAGGTTCTTTTCGTTCCACTCTTTTTGAAGCTGTACAAAGTACTTAGCGTTTAGCTTGAAAAACCACGCCTCGTGCATAGCCTCAGTTATAACTGGCTTCTTCGGCTTCCGTACCGCTTTTTTTACTGGTTGCTTCTTAGCTTTGACGGTCATACATGAAAGCCGGGATCTGGCTTAGGCTTAACGTACACGCCGTCACCTTTACGTTTTGCATAGGCTTCAGGGATATAAAGCTCGCGCGGTGCTATATTGTCGTCCCCGGCATAAGGTTGGATTATCCAATAGACTGCGCCGCTTAGGTATTCCACTCGCCCTATAGCCACACCCTCTACCTTGGATGTTACATCTATTACTTCATCGCCAAGCTTTATTTTCATTCGATACCATTCCAATAAAGGTTTTCGTAGTTGTAACTTGGTTTGTCACTATAAGCTGCTGCCAATAGACTGCGAGTATTGATTGCTTTGACTAGTTTGAAGCGTGGGTCGCTTACTTTGTAACTACTAACGTATACCGGAAACGGTCGGCTCATCACCCAGTCATAGAACTTTTTATGATCGAAGCCACTCTCCCGGTACTCAGCGGTGTTTTCATAAGGCGGATCGCAGTAGACAACTGAGCACTTGGTATTGATTGGCACTTCGTCATAGCCTTTGCCTGCAGTAATGATTAGCTGGCAGATGCCTGGCATGTTCTGTATCTGTATTAAGCGCTCAAGCCTTGCGAGGTGTTGCAGTTGCCCTATGTTTGGTATTTGTCTACTGAGCACAATGCGTCGCTGGTACGGTGTGTTGTACAGTGCAGGGTTTAGATAAATCTTTACGTGCGGATCGGTTTTACCAAACTCCTTTATTAAAAGCTCATTTGCCATATCTTCCAGCTCACCGATGTTGCCCTCCCCAGTCATTACTAGATCGGTCAGCTTCTCTTTGAACTTCTCAATGGGCTTGCCGTATAAATAGCTCTTTTGGTTATTGCCAAACGTCCAACAGGTTTGTAGGAGTCCTGCCCACGCATCATTGCCGATATACTCACGCTCAAACGTCTCGCGATCAATCCACGCCTTGCTGATCGGGTCACCATCCTTTAGCGCCTGCATAAGGCTACCAATAGCCAAAGACAGCTCGTTATAATGCACGTTGAGGTTTGGATACTTTCGGACAGCATAAAGCGCCACGCTGCCGCCTCCACCGAACAGATCATAGAAATGTGTGGTGTCGGGATGTCGCTTTCC